CTCTCTCAAACTGATGGCCCCATCAGTAGCCTGACTAAATCTTTGGGCCAAACTACCCAATGCAATACCACTACGTGCGCCAAGCTGATCCATTCCTTTGATCATGGTCTCAGTTGCAGCTGCCTCGCGAAGAGCAGTAAAAGCCGCTCCTGCTGCGTATAAATTGGCAGCGTAAATAGCGTAAAGACGCACCAATCCACTCAATCCTTCAGACTGTTTTGCAAAATCCCGTGCTTCTGCACCTGTACCAATAGTAGCACGCCCACGGTTGTAGTCCATTACTGATTGACTGGTAGGGCCGCCTGATGAACTTTGACCACTAAAAGCACTACGAGCCAACTTCTGGCTCTTTGTCAGTTCGCCATTGAGTTCTTTTACGTCGCCTGTTTTCTTTTTGACCGAGTTGCCTCGGTCGACCAACATCATATCAATTTTTACATCTGCCATAGTCTCTCCCTGAGGACCACGAAAAAATAGGTGACCCGTTAAGTAGCTCTAATTATACCATGTAGGCAAGATGGTGTCAAACCAAAAAACAAAAAGCCCACCATTAAGGTGGGCTTTTTTTCGATTTCAGGCTCTCTTCTTGCTTGCGCTTGACGTCAATCTGAGAAGATCTCTCGGCATCAATTAAGGCTATCAATTCTAATACGAAGCGTCTTTCGTCTTGAGGTACTTGGTAGATCTGAAATAGATCACTTATACCATTCATGTTCTTGCCCATATAGGTACCACTCATGGGTTCCCATACGTCTTGCAACACTTGGTAGATTTCAAAAGCTTGTTGAATTTCTGGTGGAAAGTCACTCAATTCTACAGGAATTTCCTCTTCTACTGGAATATTGCCCAGTGCTTCACACATTTCAAAATAGCCTTCTTTGGTCATTTTGACAGTGCCGTTTTGAAAGAAGTTGGTCAGAGCAGAACGGATGTACAACCCCTGTTGGGTTAGAAGTTTCCCAGGTCTGTTACCTGTTCAGTAATAAAACTATCAAAGTTACTACTGTTCTTCATCAAGCTCAGTGCATTTTCTTCTGAGTAGTCTACTGTTGTGGCCGGATCTTGATCGCCCAGTTCAATAGGTACCAGTTTGCTCAGGTGTCCAAGTGTTAAGCCAGTCCAGCCCTTGATAGTACCCTGTACGTAAAGTTGTAAAAACAAGTCTTCATCAAACTCTTCACTAGTCTGACGGTTTTTAAACACTGTTTTTGTGCTCTTTTTACGAATTGTTGTAAGAGTTTCACGACTCAAAAAACAAAGCTTGAGTTTAAAACCCGGCAGACCAGGAAACTCAGTTTCCACAGTCTTGTTTGGTACAATCAGGGTTTTGATATTGGAAATTGACATTTGTGCCTTTTTAGTATTTGGGCTGAGGAAACCCCTCAGCCCAGGTTAAACATTAAGCTACAGCGTAGTACTTTAAAGTAGCCTCATTTGTAGCTGTGATATCGTAGGCTGAGCCATTGAATCCGTGTGCTACAAAGTCGATGGTTGTGCTCACCACCTGTTCTGCATTGATTGTAGGTACATTCAACACTGCTGCTGGGATATTCAATTCAACACGTGTACCAGCTGCGGCGGTGCCGCCAATGTTTAGGGTGATTTCGTAAGCCTGAGCCTGTGAAGTATTTGCGTTGCTCAGAATATCGCTCAAGATATCGCTGCTGGTGTTGGTTTCGCCTGTGCGTAGATAGCAGCTTAAGCTGCCGCTAATTGCACGAGTACCAGTAAAGCTGGTAACGGCCTGATTTACTTGACCCAAGTTAGCAGGTGTTAGATATGTGATATTATTGGCAAAAGTGATGCTGCCACCAGTGATGGGGATTGTGTGGCTTGTTGTGCCAACGCCATCAATACCCTTGACCATTACACAAGTGCTCAACTTATTTGCTAAATACTTAGCACTGGTGTCTTTGACGCCTGCTGTACCTGTAAATCCGTCTGTGCCACCAAAAACGTTGAGTGCACTCAGTGTTGTATTTTCAAATACACTCAGCTTTGTACCGCGGCCAGTCCAAGCAATTGTAGCAATTCCGTCCAAACCAAAGTCGATTGTGGCCTGATCTAGACTGCAGTTGTCGATAGTAAACAGTACATTGTCTACCCAAATCAACATACCAAAACGTTGCAGCTGGTGAGCATTGGAGTTTGTAAATGCCAGTGTAGAAACAGGGTTAGCACCTGCTGTACGTGTCCAACCAGCTCCGGCTTGGCCAATGGCTCCTGTGCCAGCAAAAGCATTCCACAATACTTCTTCTTCGCACTTTACAATATCGTCAGTGCCAACACCAGTGAGTGGGTCAAACTTGGGACGGATGTATGTAGAAAAAGAAAATTCTACAGGATCAAGACTTGTGTTAAAACTTCTTTGACCGCGGCTGGGTGTTGCACCTGCTTCATTTAGGGTAACAGTCTCAGAGGTTGTGTTTTGTGAAAATGAAAATCCATCTAATACTTGAATTTCAAAAGTATTAGTGGCAAGTATGCCTGTTTTGGTCACAACACCGTCAGTGTTAACGTTTGTTGTGAAGAAAACTCGACTATTACGAACTAAATTTAATGCCATGGCAATTCCTTTATGGTGATATACCTGTTGGCCTTGCTAGATCTTTATCTGCGGTAGCCTGGGGTATTGTTCTACATGATCTCGTATCGTACCTGTAGATTAATTTCTCCGACTGCGTACGGAGCAAGCAAACCTTCATCTGTGGTTATGCTGGTTATCAAAATTTCTGTGGTTTCATTACCGGACTTGTCATAGACCAACACCCGGTTTGAGTCCACGCAGACCTCTACATCTTCTAATAGAGCTTCCAACTGTTCTTGGCTATCGTCGCCTTTGCAATACAGCTTGATTGCAATGCCCAAGAATCCCCAAGTAAAGTCGCTGGGAAGGTATTCTCTCATCTCACTTCCGGGGGTTACGTAGACCGAGGGAAAGTTGTTCGTCTCGTCCCAGAATACCAGTTTGGGGTATGCGCAATCATTAAGATTTGTCTTGTAGGGGCCCGTTCCGTTTATGGTTTTCAACTTCTCACACAGGGCTTTTACTATTGAAGTTCTCTTAGACATTGACTGCCCTCATACGGTTGGCTACTTGAGCACCTGCAAGTTCGCGGATACTTTTGGAGATTAGAAGTTTTGGATCGCGTGAGCGCGGGTTCTGTTGACGACCGCCTTGTGAGAAGGTTGAGTACGGGTTTTTCATGTAGCTGTAAAAAGCGGTTAACATACCTTGACGACTTTCGCTCAATCTCTCAACCTTTGCTGAACTAGCAAATCGGCCCGTTTGGTAATTCAATACATCTCTGCGATTTCCGGTGCCCATGTTGCGTTTGATTTGTTCTAGTAGCTGAGAGTTTATCAAATTTAGTAAGCTGGCTAAATTTATCATAGAGGATGTTTTTGGAGGGTATTTTTTAGATCCACTAGAATATTTTATATTTACTGATTTGGATCTAGGAGTACTGCCCCCTTTGGTTTTTGTATTTAAAGATCTACTAGTTTTAGTACTACTTGTAGCACTTACGAGTCTTTGTTTTACATTATTCTTACTAGAACTTTGAGCAGTATATTCTTTACCCATTAAGGCCTGCATTAGGCCTGTTTTTATATTTTCTAGTAAACTGGGGGAAGCGGAACTGTTTGGTATGTTTTCGACAAATGCTTTTTGAACAGTACCTTTTTTATCTTGAAACTTCTTAAGTATAGCATTTTTAATATTAGTTTCATATTTTTTAACAATTGCACGTTCTGCTGCATTTAGCTTTTTAGTATTTAAAGCTGCTGGCATAGATATAGCTATAGCAAACTGTAAATCTATCAGACCACCAGAAGCTCTTCTTCCAAAAGAACTTAAGAATTCTACGTCATAATTAATATCTGCATATAAATTTCCAAGCTCTATTTCTAGATCTTGAGCTTCTTGCATATTTAGAGTTTGCTGAGCAACTTGTGCACTAGGCATATTTACACCTAGTAGTTCTTTTCCAGATGTGCCTTTAATAAATGCTGCTG